TCTGGCCAGATTTTATTGAAGGATCACATCACAAACAAGTAGCTAAAAAATTTAATGACATTGCAAATGGTAAAACAAAACGTGTTATAATTAATATGGCGCCTAGACATACAAAGTCTGAGTTTGCATCATATCTATTACCTGCTTGGATGGTAGGTCGTAACCCTAAACTAAAAATTATTCAATCAACTAACACAACTGAATTATCTGTAAGGTTTGGTCGTAAAGCAAAACAACTTATGGACTCACCAGAATACAAAGAAGTTTTTAAAACTAGACTAAGAGAAGATTCTCAAGCTGCTGGTAAATGGGAAACAGAACAAGGTGGAGAATATTATGCTGCCGGTGTTGGATCTGCAATTACTGGAAGGGGTGCTGATCTATTAATTATTGATGACCCACATACTGAACAAGATGCAATGAACGCTCAAGCATTGGACAGGACTTATGAGTGGTATACATCTGGTCCACGTCAACGTCTTCAACCTGGTGGAACGATTGTAATTGTAATGACGAGATGGAATGAAAAAGATTTATCCGGTCGTTTGATTAAAGCACAGAAAGAACCTAAGGCTGATCAATGGGAAGTAATTGAGTTCCCTGCAATCTTGCCAAACAAAAAACCCCTGTGGCCTGAATACTGGAACATTAAAGATTTAGAATCGGTAAAGGCTTCTATTCCCTTGTCTAAATGGAATGCACAATACATGCAGAACCCAACCGGTGAAGAAGGAGCATTAATTAAAAGAGAATGGTGGCAAGATTGGGAAAAAGATTTACCAGAGCTACAACACGTTATTCAATCTTATGATACAGCCTTTATGAAAAAGCAAACCGCCGATTACAGTGCTATTACTACTTGGGGAGTGTTTACACCATCTGAAGACAGTGGGCCGTGTCTAATCTTATTAGATGCAATTAAGGATCGTTATGAGTTTCCTGAACTCCGTAGAGTAGCATTAGAACAATATGGCTACTGGAAGCCTGAGACCGTAATCGTTGAAGCAAAAGCTTCTGGATTACCTTTAACTTATGAGTTGCGAAAAATGGGGATACCTGTTATAAATTTCACACCCTCAAAAGGTAACGATAAACATACGAGGGTTAACAGTGTCTCTCCGCTGTTTGAATCAGGGAGAATATGGGCGCCCAAAGATATGGACTTTGCACAGGAAGTTATCGAAGAATGTGCAGCATTTCCGTATGGAGACTACGACGATTTAGTTGACTCCATGACCCAGGCTGTTATGAGATTTAGACAAGGTGGTTTAATTAATCACCCTGAAGACTATGAGGATGAAGAATTACCTCAACAACAAAGGACTTATTATTAGTTATGGTTAATCCAATTAGAATTTATAAAACAGTTGAAGAAGCATATAACGCTTTGCTTAAAGGTTTTAGATCTATTGAAAAAAGAGAACCTAATCCTATTGAGAATCAAATGATCAAAGCAGAAGCTGAGGGTAAGATTAAATCTCAAGGCGATAACATTTCTATTTTTCCAGAAGACAAACCTGAAGGCATAAAGAGTCTAGAACCAGGAACCAAGAAACCAGATTTAGATAGACCATTTGTAACTGATGAAGAGATGTCTGCATTTAGTATGGAAGACAATGCAAGAAAATTAAATAAAGCAAAAGGGTTTATTGATAAGCTAGGTGCAAGATCTACAAAACAAAAATTATTTATAGCAGATTTAGTTGAAGATGCTGGCCAAGGTATGTTTCAAAACGTAGACATGGGAGCAATTGTTAGATCTAATATGTTTGATGATCTGATTGAACAAGGTATTGATGATGATTTATTAACTAAGATTATGTATTCTGATACAAAATCAGATGACTTTGCAACTACACTTGCAAAAATTAAATCAAATGTTGCAGATGAAAGTATTGACATAGCACCGGGAACGGGTGTTGATGTAAATGAAACTATAGATTTTTATGGAAGAGTTTTTGATGAAGTAAGTAGAGTTAAAAAATCTATGGGTGGTAGAATAGGTTATGCGGTTGGTACTGGTATAAAATTAGCAAAATTTTTTAAAGATAAAGGTACAACTTTAGCTGCTGAAATTAGAAAAGCTGTTGATAATATTTTTGCATCAGGTGATTCTAAATATGATGCTGATGTAGCAGTAGATAGTGCTTTAGAAGAATTTGGTGTTGATAGAGAAATGTTTGATCAAATGGATATTATTGATGCTTACGATGAAGCTTACCAAACTATTGTAAAACAAAAAGGATTGGTATCAAAAAAAGTTCCAGGTGGTACTCAAGTATTCAAAGACTCCGAAGGTGGTATTAAAGGAATTACTATGGGCGGTGATGATGAATTTAAAAAAGCTATGAGTGAAGCTATGGACGAAGGTATGAGAGAATCAGAAAATATGAAACGTCTTGGTCTAGATCCAAGTAAAATGGATGATGCTTTAAAATATGACGAGATGAAAGAAGCTGGACAAATGGAAAAAAATGTAACCGGCAGCGCTGACCTTTCTCCAGTAGAAGAATTAAAAAAAGAGTTTCCTGGAATTACAGATGAGATGATAGAAAATATTTTAACAGATACTGATCCACAAAGAATAGCAGAAGTAAAACAAACCATGCGTGAAGCAATGGAAATGGAAAAAAAAGGAATGAGTGTTGACGAGATTATAAGTTCTTTTAAAAATCAAACAAGAACTAAACAAGCTGACGGCGGCTTATCTTACCTGATGGGTATGTAATGTCTGAAGTAAATAAAATAGCAAACTACAATCAAATGATGTCTTGGTTAACAAGACCTGCTACACCTAAAACACAAGTAGCGGACTTAGTAGATGACTTAGAACCAGGTTCACTTAAAGATGAACTAAAAAAAGACTTTGATCCATCTCAAGAAACTCACGAAGAATATTTACAAAGAAAAAATTTAGATAGACCTTTTAATGCACAAGATGGGGGTAGAGCTAATCTTGCAATAGGTAGTGAACCTGAAACTACACAAGCTATGACAGGTTTAGTAGATAACCTAGAGCAACCTATTGAAGATACTACTATGGGACCAATGACTGCTGGACTATTACAAACTGGAAAAGCTGCTATTGGACTTCCAAAAAAAATTACTTCAGGTTTTACACAACTAAAAGATGCGGCTGAAAAATATGGACTTACAGTTAAAGATTGGATGTCTAAAACAAAAAATGAAAAAGCTGTTATAGCATATAAATTTAGAAATAAAGACAATCTTAGAGCTGCAGATGCTTATGTTGCTGCACCCGATAAATTATTAACTAGAATAGAACCTTCTAAAAAAACTTTAGCAAAAACAGATGAAGAATTAATAGCAGCATTAAGATTAAGACGTAATATGAATGATCCTGAGTATTGGACTAATCTTGAAGCCTTATCTAAAAACACAGGTAAAAGTGTAAGAGTATTAGAAAAAGAATTAGCTCCAGAAGGAGGAAAAGTTTTTTCGTTTCAAGATAAATTAAATACAAGATTTGATAAAGACACAATTGAAAAAATGTTTCCCTCTGCAAAAAGTTTAAGCCGTGTAAAAGAATTTCAAAATATTTTTAAAAGTAATAATAAAAAACCAATTAATTTTTCACCTAGAGGATCTGGTTCATTAAATTATCTAACTGAACCAAATTTATTTAACAAAAGAGTAGAGTTAATTAAAAGTAAAAAATTAGATATGGATGCTCTTTATTCTCAACAAGAATTAAAAGAAATTTTTAATACTCCTAATTTTACTTTAGATTATGTAGAAAATGCTATTCCTGGTTCAGTTAAAAGAGAAGGACCCATTGTTGCTAAGAAGGGCACTCCAGGAGGAGTTAAATCAGGTTTAACATCTATCAATGATGTTATTGCTGCTTTTGAAACAAAGATAAATAAAAAAATAATAACTCCTAGAGGAATTGGTTTTGCAGGTAGAAAAGCTCAACAAGAAATAGATCAAGATTTATTTAAAGTTACTGGAGAAAGTTTTAGAAAAGTACTTTCACGAAAAATAAGAGAAAATAGTAAGACTAAAAAAATTGAAGCTTTTACAGGCAGTGATAATTTAGATCCACAAATAACTTCTATCTTACAAAAATACGATGTAAAAGTTCCACAGATAGCTCATTTAAATCCTACAGAGTTTGCAAAAAGAAAAGTTTTAAGTGATACAACAGATCCTACTGTAGCTATGGAAACTTTATTAGGTAGTCCTAGATTTCCTGGATTTAGTAAAAATCTAGATCAATTATACACAACTGACAATTTAGGTTTTCAAGGGCGTTTTTTTAATAACAGTGTTGTAGGAAAACAAATTCAATTTGAGTTAAAAGATACTTATAAAAAAATGCAACCTTTAATTACTAAGTATCAAGGTAAAAAAGTTCCTTTAAAAGTTCAAGAACAAATTAAAATATTAAATGGACAAGTTAATTCATTATTAAAAAAATCTAGAAAAAATCAATCTACGTTTAAAGAAGAAATGTCTGGAGCAGCAAAAAATTTTGAAGACTTATATGGTGGAACTTTAGGTAAAACAGGACCCTATGGAGAAGTAAGATTAGCAGAAGATATAGGTAAGAATGAATTAAAAGTTATTAACTTAGATCCAAAAAATGCATCTCCTTTTATTAAAAATAAAAGTAAAGGAGCATTAGGTGTAAGTGCTGATAATTTTTCTGATCTAAGTGATAGTCAAAAAGTTAAAGCAAAACAAAATTGGTTTAATAATTTTAAAGGTAAAATGCTTATTCAAATACCTGATGCAAATGANAAAAAAATAATTGAAAAATATTTAGATTTATACATTTCACCATTAGAACAAAGAGCAAAAAATATAGATCCAATTACTGGAAAAAGTATAGTTAGAAAAAATGATCCTAGAAGAACAGATACTTCATATAATGAAGGTGGACGTGTTAGTTTAAAAGAAGGTACACCTAAAAAACCTATTTTTAGTAAAGGTGCTGCAACTCAACTTGCAAGAATGGCTATATTAAATCCAGCAGGTGCTTTGACAACAGCTTACACATTGGGTGGTAGTGATGCAATAGATCCTAGAAAAACAGAAGGAAGATTAACATTAGGTGCAGAAGCTGCAGCTGCAAAAGAACTGGTAAGAGGATCACAAAACTTAGTAAGAGGATCAAACTTATCTATTAAAAAACAAAGAGCTGTTCAAAAACTTTTAAACTTAGGTCTATCTCCAAAAATGGCAATACGTGCTGCAAGACTCGCATCACCTTTAGGTATTGCAACATTACTTGGTGAAGGTGTGTATCAAGGTGGCAAATATATGTTAGAGAGAAAAAAATTATTAGAATCTTTAAGCGATGAACAAAGAGATGAATTATTATCTAGAGAAAAAACAGAAGCTATTATGCAAAATAGAAGAGGAGATCCAGAAGCTTTTTCTGGAATTATGGCAGCTAGTGGTGGTTTAATTTCTAGACAAGGTTTTGCAGATGGACCTGATGATCCCGGCAAAAGAAAGTTTATGAAAATTATAGGTGGATTAGCAACTCTTCCTATTTTAGGTAAGTTTATAAAACCTGCTGCAAAAACAGTAACAGCAGCAGCACCTGTAGTTACTGAAGCTGCAAAAAGCGTGCCTCCTTATTTTTTTAAACTTGTAGAAAAAATTAAACTATTAGGAGACGATGTAACTAGAGGAGCTTCAACACAAGAGAGAGAAGTTGTTACATCATATAAAGATTATATGCTGACTGAAGATTTAGGAACAGGTAATATTGTAATTAGAAAAAGAAACGAAGGAGTGTTTTATGATCAAGATGGTATAATATCAGATGAGTACATGACTTATAACCCTGGTAGGGCTGATGAAACTAATAAAGTAAAACCAGCAGATGAATACGATGAGTACACAGTAAGACCAGATGGTGATGGTAAATTAAGTGACTCTGAAGATGGTTTAGATAATATAGAAGAAATTTTAAAAGAAGTAGATGACAAATAAATACCCAAAGAAACACTTATTACCCCCTGAAGCCGGACCCACGCCTCAGGGCTTGAATATTAACTATAATACTGTTAAAACAGTCAAACAATCTGGAGAAAAAATAAATGGCGGATATAGACAAAGCACTTCCAAACGAAGTCAGAAAAGAATTTGAAGTTCCTGGTGAAGAGGAAATAAAAGAACTAGCATTAGAAGAAGTTGAACAAGAAGAAGGATCTCCTGAAGCTGTTGACATTCAAGAAAATGAAGATGGATCAGTTGATATTGATTTAGATCCACAAGCTGCATCACCAGAAGGTGGTGACGAGCATTACGCAAACCTTGCAGAATTTTTACCTGATGATGTGTTAGGTAGATTAGGATCAGACTTAAATGGTAAGTATATGGATTATACTTCATCAAGAAAAGAATGGGAGCAAGCTTATATTCAAGGTCTAGACCTTTTAGGTTTTAAATACAATAACAGAACAGAACCTTTTCAAGGAGCAAGTGGTGCAACTCACCCTGTACTTGCTGAAGCAGTCACTCAATTTCAAGCATTAGCTTATAAAGAATTATTACCAGCAAATGGTCCGGTTAGAACTCAAGTAATGGGTTTAGCTACACCGGAGAAAACACAACAAGCGCAACGTGTTAAAGATTTTATGAATTACGAAATTATGGAAAAGATGAAAGAGTATGAACCAGAGTTTGATCAAATGTTATTTAATTTGCCACTCGCAGGTTCTGCTTTTAAAAAAGTCTACTATGATGATATGGAACAAAGAGCAGTATCAAAGTTTGTTCCAGCAGATGATTTAATTGTTCCGTACACAGCTACCTCATTAGATGATGCGGAAGCAATTATTCATCGAATAAAAGTTTCAGAAAATGATTTAAGAAAACAACAAGTAGCAGGATTCTATAGAGATATAGATTTAGCTAAACCAGATAGTACAGACTCTGATATCGTAAAAAAAGAAAGAGAGTTAGAAGGTACATCTAAAACTCAAGACGAAGACGTATATACATTATTAGAATGTCACGTGGATTTAGACTTAGAAGGTTTTGAAGATTCTGATCCAGAGACTGGTGAGCCCTCAGGAATTAAAATACCTTACATCGTAACAGTAGAAGAAGGATCAAGAGAAATTTTATCTATCAAAAGAAACTATGAAGTAGGTGATCCTAAAAAATCTAAGATACAATATTTTGTACACTTTAAATTTTTACCAGGACTAGGTTTTTATGGTTTTGGTTTAATTCATATGATTGGTGGATTATCAAGAACTGCAACAAGTGCACTTAGACAACTATTAGATGCAGGAACTTTATCTAACCTACCAGCAGGTTTTAAACAACGTGGTATTAGAATTAGAGATGATGCACAATCAATTCAACCTGGTGAGTTTAGAGATGTAGATGCACCTGGTGGAAATTTAAGAGATTCATTTATGATGTTACCATTTAAAGAACCATCACAGACTTTATTATCATTAATGGGAGTTGTAGTTCAAGCAGGTCAAAGATTTGCTTCAATTGCAGATCTACAAGTTGGTGATGGAAATCAACAAGCAGCGGTTGGAAC